TAACCCACCAAATTCTTTTTGGAAATATTCTTTTTGAACGTTCTTTTTAGAATAAGGTATAGCAACGCTTGTTATAAAACCAAATATACTACCAGTGCCGTCTGTAGCATCGAAGCCTCTTGTATTAATTTGAATTTTATTATTATTAAAAGGATGTATTCCAGAGTTTAACTTATTTATTAAATTTACAGTTTCTTTAGGTGTTATTTCTTTGTTTTTTCTTTTTTCTAGTATTTCGTTTTTTAAATTTGTATAGTTTTTAGTAGGGCCAGATTTAAATTTTTCATCTAAAACTTTAGCAAGAACATTTCTATAATAAGTGTCAGCTTCCTCAATAGTATTTATACCAAGATCTTTAGTACCTTGAAGTATTAAGTTTTTAATAAGTTCACTATTTTGAATATCTCTATAAGCCTTCCAAACGTCTGGAGAATTTTGAAACTCTCCTGCTGTTTTATATTTTTTACCACCAGTCTCGTCCATTGTGTACTGATCAATTAAATCTCTAGACGCTCTATCTTTTCTAGCGTCAGCTTCTTTTAATTCTTTTTCTAAAACTTTATTGTATTCTAATGTTTCATCAAGATTAAACTCAGCGTCTTTAAAAAGTTCGCCTTTTTTAGTATTATCAGAACTAGCTAGTAATCTAGCAATAGCTTTACTAGGTTTATTATTTTTAAAAGAATAATTAAAATCAGTTAAAAACTTTTTCAAGCTTTCAGGTCCATCAAATTTAATATCTCTATTAAAATACTGTTGAGTAAATCTTCTAAAAACACCTGTTGCTTTTTCAGCAAAACTATTATTAATTGTTATGTCGCCCGCTAAAATCATTTCAGCCATTATAGCTAACATTTCTTCGCCTTGTTTATTGTCTTTATATTGTTTTACTTTTTTATCAAATATTTCTTTTTTTCCAGGCTTAAATGTAACACCATCTCCATCAATAATTTTTTGAAGTTGAGCACCTAAAATTTCTCTCATTTTAGGATCTGCTTTTAATGTATTAGCAAAGCTAGCATGTATAAACTCATGTGCCGCTGTATTAAACATGCCTTCAGTCACAACAACGTCTTTATTTATTACCATTTCAAAGCCTACAATTTTACCGTCTTTTACAATAGGTATATTAACTCCAGCAGAGCTATTATTTAAAACGTTCATACCAACCGCTAAACCTTGAGCTACTTCTGATAACTCTTTTTTAGCATTAGCTACTTCTTTTTTATTTTTTGAAGTATTAATAATATCAAGTAAAGCTTCGTATTTATTTTCTAACCTAGAAGTTTCAACTTCTATTTCAGATTTAGATAAATTTTTTCCATCTTTAGTTACAGTTTTACTTTCACGATCTTTTAGTAACTTTTTATAATCTGAATCATTTAATTCTCTTATAGTAATATTAGGCCCACCCATTTTTTTTATCATGTCAGACATAGAATTAAGAACTGACATTTGATTTTTGTAAGATTTATTAATAACATCAGGTGGATATCTGTCTAATATTTCTTGTTTCTTAACAGTTCTGTCATTTATTCTTTTTTCAATTTTCTTTATTCTAGCATCTTTTGTACTTTGCTTTAATCTTTTATCGTTTAAAGTTTTGTTTATTAAATCTCTATCAATTTGATTCTTTTTTTGTATAGAAAGTAAATCTTTTTTTTCTTGATTAGAAAATAAATCTACTCTTTTCAAATCCATGTTAGAAGTTTGTGCGAACTTAACGACTAGCTCTGCATGCCTTTTTTCTAACTCTTTTATTTTTTCTTCTCTTTCTTTTTTACTAAGACTTGAAAATTGAGGACTTAGGTTTCTTAATCCTGCTATATCTTTAGTAACATCATCTATTTGTGTAGCTAAATTTCTTAAAACGCCATCTTGAGTGGCTCCTCTAAAAGGGCTTATTACATGAGCAAAAACCCTTGGAGACTGTAACAGCCCAGCTAGAGCAAAGCCGTTTACAGCAGACTCATCCCAACCATCTAATAAGTGCACGGTTTTGTCACCATTAATATATCTTGAAGTAAAATTTTGAGCAGTAGTAGCAAGAACTTCTGATAATGCTTCACCAGGAAGCTCGATTCCAGCTCTTGCAAGTCCTTTAAAAGCAACTGATGGAGAAAGTAGTCTTGAAAAATAATTTTTAACACTAGTAGCTACCATTTCATCTGCTGGCCCTAAAAAAGCGTCTACCGTTCTACCAAATATTTTACCAGTAACATACTCAGATAAACCCTCAGCAGCACCACTAATAGTAGAACTAACCACCATTTGTCCATAACTTAAGTCTTGACCGTATATACCACCAGTATCTTGATATAACTCTCTTTGCTCATAAAGGCCTTTGTAAGTACTACCACCAGCGTTTATTGAAAGTAAAGGCAGCGCCCAGCCCCCAGTAGTTGCTATTGTTGCTAATATTGGCACTTGTGATAAACCTTGCGTTAAAAAATACTCTAACCAATCTGTGTTATCTCCTTTGCCAGCTTTTAAATCGTCCCATGACATTGGAGGTTTTACAGTAGCGTCCATTCTACTTATAGTTTCATCTATACCATCACTTAATGATCTCCACATAGATTGTTTTCTTCCTTTGCTATCTTTGCCAGCAAATAAAGAATCTTTATCAAAAAGTATATTTGTTCCAAAGTTTCCAATAATAGCTTTAGCACCTCTAGCTAAATCTGGATTATTTTTGAAAACTTTGTCTATCATCGGATCCACAGCCTCATCAAAAAAGTCAGATAAGCCTTGAGCTGCTTCAAGAAAACCTTGGCCAAATTGAACACCTATTTTTTCAAGTGAAGACTGAACAAACCTCGTATCTAAGTCGGTAAATAATGATTTAAGCCAATGCGAGTCTGGAGCGCCATCAGTTTGAAACATTCCATGTATTTTTTTAGCTTCAGCATCAGCAATATTAAAAGCACTATCATTTAATAATAACTTATCTAACTGTTCCGCATTATCTTGATAATTTTTAATTGATTGTTTATATTCTAAATTATAAGCTGCAATAGAGTTATAAGCGTCTGATGTTTCTATACTAGCAAAATTCGTAATATTTTGATAATCAGTTATTTTTTCAAACTGTTTATTAAGATATTTTTGAGCTTTGTTTTTTGCCGCCTCTGATTTTTTATTTATTTGCTGTTTGTATAATTCTAAAGCTTGTTCTGCTTCTTTCGTTTTTTTAGCTTCGTATTCTTTTAATTGATTATTAACGTTAGTTTCTAAAGTTTTAATTTCTTTAGTATAAGCTTCCCATTGAGCATTTCCTTGTTCAGGCGTTAACTTGCCGTTTTTAATTTTGTTTTCTAATTCTTTAAGTTTATTATCAACATCTTGTTTTGTAGGTAAAACACTTTTTATCTTTAATATATCTTCTTTAATTTTTGGATCGTTATAAATTTTATTTACAACTTCCTTAGCGCCTTCGTCTATTTCTTTTTGGCTTGGTAAATTACTTTCATATATTTCATTAGCCTTGTCTTGATAATAATCTATATCTACATTTTTCTCCCAAACACTTATTTCACCATCTCCATCTGCGTCTTTTTCGTCAAATTTTAATCCTGATTCATCTTGTAACTGCCTTAGCACTTCAGTATTAGTTTCAATTGTTTTATTGTCTGCTTTTATATTAGTCTCTATTTCATTTATTTTATTAACCTCTTTTACTTGATTATCTTGCTTTTGAAATATTTCTGATTTATTTTGTATATTTAAAGCATTGTTAAGTTTTTCAAAATTTAATTTTTCAGCATCGCCCATGCCTTCTGTAAAGTCTTCTATCTTTTCTTGAAATCTTTCGTTATAATCTATATCTCTGGATATTGTTTGAAAATCTTTATGGTAAGCATCTTCTTCATTTAATTTATTTATAGCCTCTGTGTATTCTTCTTGCGTTATATTTCCATCTTGAAGATCTTTGTTTAATTTTATTCTTTTATCTCTAAAACCTTTAGCAATAGTTCTTTGCTTTTCTACATACTCTTTAAATTCTTCATCTCCAAATAAATCTTCAGCTCTTTGCTTACCTAAAAAATCAGTTATACCTTTTTCTTCTTGATCTTTTCTCCATGCGTTATAAGCATTTTTTTGCAACAACGCTTCGTGCTGTTTTACTATAGGATTAGCTTCAAGTTCTGCTATTTTATCTTCAGTTTCTTGTTTTAGTTGTTTTGTGTATGTTCCTCTTTTAGATGGTCCAAAAAGATTATCATCAAAATTCATATCTTCTGGTATGCCGGTTATATTATCTAAATCTTGGCTCTTTAAACTATCTAGTTCATTTAGTAGATTATAATTATTATTCGTAGTGTTGTCTAAATTTTCTACAACATCACTAAACGATGACGTTCTTATTTTATGATTTTCTTTAGCCACATCTTCTAAATCCATTACTTTAGTAGAATCATAATTAGCTGAGAAAAAATTATTTATTTGTTGTATAGCGTCGTCACTGTACAAATTAACTTTTAACGATTTTCTTCTTCCATTTTTATCTGGTGGCCCTAAAACCTCCATAAAATCTCCTCCAACAACAGCTTCATTAAAATCAAAACCAAATTTACCATATTGTAATTTCATTGCCGCTACAACCCTTCTTTCTCTACCAACCAAGTCAAGGCCGCCAAGACTAGCATCACCTATTTTACTTTTATCACCAGTGATAGAGTTTATAATAGGGTCAACTATTTTTTTAAAATGCCAAGGCAAAACGCCTACCCCATCAAAAGCATTATCAGGCAAAAGAGGTATTGATGGCTTTTCTGTTTCTTCATCTTCCCAACTCCAACCTTTTGTTGCTATATATTCTGTAGCATCAGAGTTTAATAACTCTAATCTTCTTGATGCCTCACTAGCCGCAGGGCCTCCAGAATCTATAATAGACTTAAGATTCTTTTTTTCTTTTTTAATTTTATCTCTAAGATCCATGCTAGCAATTACTTTTGTTGGATCTGTTTTTTGAAAAGCATTTTTAGGCCTAAACATCTTTGAAAAAATGCTTTGAGCGTCGCCAAGCTGCTCTCCTTTAGTTTCTTGTTTTATTAATTCATTTAACCTATTTTCTTCTACCGCTTCTTCATCTAGGTCATTTCTTCTTTTAACTTCCTTTTTAGCTTCTTCAGATTGATCTTCTTCATCAATAACTTTACCGTCTTTTTTTACCGTAGTTCCACCAGCATCAGTATTGACAACTTCGCCACTTTCTGTTTTTTGACCAAGTGGATTTTCAATTTTAAACTTTAAATCTTCTAACGATATTTTAGACAAGTCTTCATTTTTATCACCTGTTATTGATCTATACTTTTGCTCTAAAGTAAATCTTTCATTATCTTCTTGATTGTTTTGATTGTCTTGAGGTTGAACTACCTCTTTATTTTGAGGGGTGTAAAATTTAGTATTATCAATTTTATCTACTGCTTTTTCTTTAGTAAATAAACCTTTAAATCCTTTCCATGCATCTTCTATTTCATCTGGAACAAAGCCTTCTTCTCCAGAAAAATAGCTTGTATCTCTTTCTTCTGCACTAGGATTTTCTTTTAAAAATATATCTACGTGTTCTGGTCGAACATACATTTTTTCGCCATTTAACACAAATGTCTTTTTATCCATAACTGTTTCGTTAGTTACCCGTTAATAATTTTTTTATATAATAGGAGGATTTTTTGGGACAAAAACTCTGTTTTCATCTAGCTTACCGCCTTGTAATGCTTGTGGTGTAGCTTGATCAACTGGATCAACCGCTTGTGGTTTTGTTTGGTCCATTTGCATGCTTCTTCTTATAGCAGGACTTAAATTGTTATTATAATTTTGCTCTAATGCTTTGGTATAATATTCTGCTAAATAATCTTTTAGCATGCCTTTGTCTTGCATAATTACATCTGATATAATTTTAGCATCTTCAGATGTTATTCTACCATCTCCTGGCGTAGGGTCTTGTACTTGTGCTTCAGGTATACCCATGCCAGCGTAAGTACCTTTTTGTATAGCTAATATTAAATCGTCTTTAAATGTTCTATTGCCAAATATTCTATCTTGTACTAAAGAATCTATATTGCCACTTTCTACAATTTTTTGTTTAATATTATTAAACTCTTTTTGATAATTAAAAGTTGGGTCATCTCCGTCTTGTATAGCCTCTGCTTTTCTAACAGTGTCATCTAATAAAACTTTCATACCTTCTTTACTACCTTGATCTAACTTCATTCCACTTAACATGTCAGTAATTTCTTGCATTGACATCCATTTACCATCTTCCATTTCATAACCTGGAACTTTATCTTTAAATATAGGCTGGCTAGTTCCATTAATTATATTAACTATATTATTAGCCATAGGTCCTAATTTATCAACTGGATTATGCCCAAATGAATTAGCATTAGTTAATGTTTCTGCTATTTTTTTCTTAAACTCTTCTGGTACAGTCATCATTTGAGCCATCTCTATAGTTTCTTGCTGTACATTAGCTTGCTCGTTTTTATCACCATTAGCGAAACGAATTTGTCTATTTTTTGCAAAGCCAAATATTTCTTCTCTTTTTTCTGGTGTAACTTGAGGATCTCTATTTAACTCGTCATTCATTAACTTTAAAAACATCTCATTTTGGCTAGGCATAGCTTGTGGCTGTGCTTGCTCCATTGGCTGTTGACTTTGTGGTACGTATTCTTCTTCCATTATTATAATATTTTAAATTCAACATCAATCTTAGAATAATCAACACTATCATAACCACCGTTATTAATTATAGCATTACTAGGTATTTCATCTGACATAACGCCTTGATAAGTATGCTCTCCAAAAAATCTATCTATGTATTCAAACATGTATATATTTATACCGCTAGGCGATTTACCTATTAATTTAATATTCTTTTTTAATCTTTTATCAGAAAATGCGCTACCAAGTAACTCAAAGCCACTACCTATAGTATCTCCTATCGCGTCAGTTTTTGCTTGTTGAGCGTTCATGGCTGCTTGTTGAGCGTTTGCGGCAGTTGAGCTAGCATCTTGAAATAAAGCTTGTTGTTTTTTAAATTCTAATTGTTGAGACGCTTGTTCACCTTTAGCAACATTGACATCAACATCTGCTTGACCTTTAGCAATTTGTTGAGCAACATCAAAATCTCCTTTCGCTTCTTGTGATTGTAATCTACTAGCTTCTTTAGCGGCCATTGCTTGATTAGCTGCTTCTTGCTTACCTATGCTAGCAGAAGATTTTTGTGCAGCTAACGATCCTTGTTTTGCTAACGATTGGGCTAAAGCTGCTATACCACTACTACCAGCAGAACCCCTTAGTCCGTCCATTATATTAGCTTGACTTTGCGCAAACTGTTGAGCTTGAAAATCAGCTTCTTGTTGATTAACAGTTAAGTCTTCCATTGTATTCTCTAGACCAGAATATGGATTTTGTAGTCCAGCAAATTGATTTTGCATACCTTCAAATGGATTGCTAGTGTCAACATTTGAAAGCATATCTCTCATACGCGCTTTTTCTTCAGCAGCCTTTTCAGCGGCTCTATCTGCTTTTTTAGCAGCTTTACCAGCTTGTATACTTTTATATACACCACCTACTAAGCCACCAATAGCTCCAAATATTTTTAAAGGGCTTTCTGTATTTTCTTTAATATATGACATAATTGCTATTTTACTATTATATAGTTACATTTTTTGCTTATTATTTACTGCTTTCATTTATTTCAGTAGACGCGGTAAATAGCTCAGCTTTTGATCTATCGTTGTTTTTAAATTGCATTTTAGAAAAATAACCTAATAAAGAATTCATATTTACCGTTTCATCTTTTTTAAAAAATAAAAAATCATTTAATGATGGATTAGAGTTAGCATTAATACTGTTTATTACTAAAGTTGTTGTTTTTGTTCCGTCATCTAAAGAAGTTGTATTATTTATACTTTCTACATTTCCTAGTGGCTCTGATTCGTTTACTGTATCAAATCCTCCTAGCGTAAGTGATGGCGATGAGTAAAAAACTTTATCGCCCACCTGTAATGAAGGATATTGATCTCTAGGTATTTGTACTGTCCATGTTGCCATAATTATTTATTTAGGTTACTGTTAAAAAATCAGATGAGTCTAGCGTAAATGTAACGTTTGCCGTGCCAAACTTTTTAAGCAGGACGTATCCAGTTACAGTTGCTACAGTATTACCAGCGCTAAGCTTTATTGCTATGTTAGTTATTTCTATTATATTACCATGATTAGTCACGCTTTGATCCCAGTTAGAATTAGCATCAGTCATAGACCATACTGGCTTATTAGCTGTTGTAAAAGTAGTGCCACCAGAAGTTACTGTATATACATAAGTAAACTTAGCTCTTTCTGTTATTTTTCTAATATGCTTTAGTTTAGATACGTTATTATTAGCGACACCTCTATAAACTATAGCAGTTGCTGAAGTTACATCGTAAGTATTTCCAGCGCCATCATCGTCAGTATTAATTGTTATTGTAGGTCTTATGTATTGATTAAAAACTATTTGTGAAGATGGTGGCTGCGTTATGTTAGAGTTTAAAGTAGTGTTTCCTTTAGGATATAAATTTAATTTATAAGACTCGTTAGATGTTATAGCGGGAAACTTTTGTATAAATTCAAAAGTAGAAAAAATTGAACTTTCTGTTAATCCTGATAACGTCTTATTAACACCTCTAATAACACCAGCGTCTCTATCTAAAACGTCTATGTTAGCTGTATTAGTATCTATTATAGATAAATTATTACTACTTTTAAATAGTGTTAAGTCAAACTCAGCACCAACGTCACCATATATTTTTATGTTTGCGCTACCACCTACCTCAGCAACGTCTGTAGGTCCAACTATAATTTGTTTTATTTCTTTAGCTGTTTTCTTTACTACGCCAGTATAACTTATTATAACTTGAGCATTAGATGTTAAGCTAAACTCACTTACAAACATTATTTTATAATTCCAAACTTTTACAGTATCAGTCTCACCGTCTCTTCTAGTTATAGAATCTAACTGTAAAGATATAGTACCGTCAGGCATGTTTACTAATTCAATAGTAGGTGGGTTTACAAAATTGCATATTTCAGGAGAGTCATCTGCCGTTACTACTAAAGTACCAATTTGAACTAAAAAGCCAGCCGTCACATTTGAGGCAGACAAATTTGTAGTAACCACAGGATCACCCGATGGGCCTGATTGAGTAACCGTTGAACTGATAGTAGAAACAGTAGAGCTACCATTTAAATTTACAGACGTATCATCTATAAATGCTATCCTAAAATCTATATATCTTTTATTATCAACAGGTCTAGCGTGCCCTGTAAACGGTACATTTATAGTGTTTAGCTCAGCTGACATTTCAAACAAAATAGAAAAAACAAATGATACTGTAACAGTATTATTTATTTCACCAGCAACCGCCGTATCAGTAAAAGTTATGCTATCAAACTGACCAGGTAAAGTTCCAGGTGCAGAAAAATCTGAAGCAGACACTGTAAATCCTTCATTAGGAGTGATAATAAGGCTACCACCACTAATCATGCTTAAGCCCATTATGCTAGCGTCTAGATCTTCTATAAAAGTAAAAGTTGATACTGTAAAATTTATTGCCATAATTATTCTAGTGTTGGTGGATAAACGTTGCCATCAGTGTCTGTAGCTTGAGCTGTTGTTTCTTGTTGAAGTGTAAAACCAGTTGCTACAGGAGCTGCTAGTATAGTACCTAAACCTTGAACGTTAAAACTTTCTTTAGTATTTCCTTGATTTCCATTTCCTCTAATATAGTTAAACCATTTTCCTTCTTTTTCTATAAACTCAGGAACAAAGCCTGTTTGAAGGTCTGTATCTATGCTCGACACATGCCAACCTCTTTTTGAAATAGCTACGTTATTAGCAGAACTAAGGTTCGCTAAATTGTAAAACTCACCGTCTGTATAATCAACGCCTGAGTCTAAATGATCTTCTGTTATAAATCTCAATACTCTACTTTGACTACCTTCATAACCAACTGTTTTAAAAGATTTAATAGAACTAGGTGATTCGTTAAATAATACGTCTATACTAGAATCTGTGTGCGCTCCATAAAAAACGTTATGATTATTTACGCCTTCAGACGTTTTACCAACGTAGTGTTTATATATTTCGTTATTTTTAGTAGTATAATATCTATCTCCAATACTAACACCAGATGTTGGTATAAAAGATTTAAAACTTACCCAACCTTTTGACTTTTCATTAAAAGAAATAGTTTGATCATCAGACGGATTTTCATTTATTACGCCAAACTTATTCCATCTTAACAATGTTAAGTTATATTCGTCATTAACTCCGTCAAACGTACCTAAAATATTAGTATGATATTTTAATTTTTCTCTAAAATATCCTTTCATACCAACATCTGATATAGGAGTAATGCCGTTACCTGATAATCTTAATACAGCACCTCTTTGTTTATCAGCAAAATACATTCTGTATGCATCTGTAGCTAAAGATTCAGGGTTTTTTGATATACCGTAGTCACCAGCAAACGGAGTTGAGTTTCCTAAAACTCTATTAGTAGATGTTAATTGTGCATTACCTCCAGCATTAAATAAAACGTCTTTACCACTTGACATTACTTTTAATACTTTGTCTTCAGTAAACACAACAACATCATTATCTCTAGCTTTTATAGCTTGTATAGAGCCATAAGTAGTATTTAGGTCTTTAGTTATTTTTTCAGCCATGTTAAACTGATTTAAGTTGTTTACGCTAGATGTAGAGTTATACAAGCCTGAATATATTATACTACTTGTCTTTTCTTCTTGCCCATACTCTAAAAATACAGATGAGGCTTTTATACCATTATCTATTTGAGGAGCATTAAAATCATCCCTTATTCTATCTGATTCTACGCCGTTACCAAACGAATAACAATTATGCCACGCTAAATCTACTGGATATTTATAAAATTTTTTATCTATAAAAAATATTCCTGTTGTTTCAATAAATTTAAAAGAAGATGAACCATTAAATAATAAATTATTACTTAAATTTATACCAACTATATTAGCTACATTATTAACAACTGCATTAGTAACAAAAGTTCCTGGAATAATATTTTCGTTTACTAAACTTACGACTTCCATGCCAATAGATGGTGCTCCAGAACTTAAATCTCCAAATGCACTAATTATATCATCAATAGATATTTCAATATCAAAGTTGTTATTTGCTACACCAATATAACTTAATGATCTTGAAGGTAATGCAACTGGCGCACCTTCTGTAGTGTTATCTATTTTAGCATGACCTAAAATTTTAGATCTAGTTACTAAACCGTTTTTATGTTCAAATGAAATATTGTCACCTATAGCAGGATAATCTTCAAGATTACCTCCTTGAAGTATAGGCACTAAATTAACATCAGTATTGTCAATTGTTCTTTTAACAACAATAGCATTTTGTACTGTATTATTTATATATGGATTTCCTGATAAATTAAGATTTCGGGAAGTGGAAGTTATGGTTCTTTGTGCTTTAAACTTAGCAGACTTCTTTTTAGAATTATAAGCCCCAGTGTAATCTATAATATTGTTATCATTTCCTCTTAAAGGTATAGCTCTACTAGCTTCATAATATATATCTAGCCCTAAATCTTCTTTAGGCTCAGTTTCAAAACAAGCGGCACTTGTTTGTATAGAGTCTTCAGAAAGACTTTGCGACGATACTCTTTTTACAAACTCAATACCTGTACTACCAAGGCCATTATGTTTTATAACACCTAAAGGATCCCAAACGCTATTGTCTATACCAGCATTAATAGTTTCGCCCGAGGCGAGCACACGTCTAAATCTAACTATTATTGATGTTCTACGACCATAATCTAAATTAGCACCATCAAAATTAGTATAGTTAACACTTTCTATTGTTATAGGTCCACCAAGCTCGCCAGTTCCAGTTGAAGGATTAGATTGGTTACTTTGAAAAACCTCATAAACTTGTTGATTTGGATCTTCCGTAAATCTAAACAAAGTACCAGGTGTTTGCATTTTAGTTTTAAAATAAGCGTTAGCACCATTAAAGCCATCAGATTCTGAATCCTCTTTTACAACAGAAAATATAGCTTGAGCATCACCAACATTGCCTGTAAAACTACCATTAGTAAAAGCTTCGTGATTATAGTTAGTTGAGTCATCGTTTACTTGGTCAGACGTACCATAATTAAAACCACTCATGATGTCATTGCCTTCGTTATCTACTAGCCCAAACAGCGCTCTTGCTCTTACTGAGTCTAAAAATATATCTGCAGTTCTATCAGGATTATTAGCCCAGCTAACCCAAAACTCTTCTGTTTCTTCATTAAAGTCAGGTGTAGCAAAATCACTTTCTATGTTTGAGTTGTTAAAGTAATCTCCCAAAGCATCATCATCGCCATTAGCATCTTGGTAATCATCCCAGTCTTTATCTTCAAAATCCATATTAGAAGCGTAATCATTGTTATCAACAGCTGGATTTTGTTTTTTATTAGCTATATGACATATTTGATAAGAGCCTTCAACTTGATATTCTCCTAAAGAATCTCCTAAAACTCTATTTGTTAAAACATTATCTCTGGATATTTTAACAAAAAACTTACCATCAAACTCAGGTCTATTTTCTACAACTTGATCTCTAAGTTGAATATTATAAGTTAATCTACCAAGGTTTGAGTTTGCGCCTGAGTCTATATAGTTATCAACAGATTGAACAGCTGTACCTAAAGTACTTGGGTCAGGTAGTTGCTGTAGTATCTTTTGATACATAAACACATCTGATAAATTAAATGGATCTCTAATACCAAACCCATATTCACCACCATTAGCGCCACCTTTTATGACTCTAGTAATTTTTCTAAAAGGACTGTGCGCATGATAAAAAGTACCATCAGTGTCTTTGTATTTACCAACTATTCTTAACAATGCGTCTCCTTCAAAATCTAACCCATTTAAATAATCGGTGTTTCCATCTTCATCGGGCTCAGCGGACTCTAATAAAATTCTATCAAAACCACTTTCTGTAGATGGATTACCATCTACTATTATATTGTCAGGGTGTGCATCATTACCTGTATAAGTTTGAGGATCTGCATCACTAAGTTGTCCTCCACCAAACACGTGTTTAGGCGCCATTACTTCTAGTGGAAAATCTTTGTGTGTTGTTTTTATATGATCTGGAGCTTCACTAGCTATAGCAATAATTTTGTATCTAGCCTCTTCATCTACAGCTGATTGAGAACCATGCTCATTTTTTAATATTAAATAATCATTTTCTTGTACTTTATTTCTATCAGCAGAATTAAAAGCTAGCCAAACGTTATTATCACCAGCATCGTACCATCTATCTAAAACTAAATTATAATATTCATTAGACGTTTCTTTTATGTAGTATTTAACATAATTCATCCATTCTGCTGGAGAGGCGCTTTGACCGCCACCAGCATTGATCCACTCAGGCGTTACTTTAAATTTATTAGAAAAATTAGATAAAGATTTTGCAACTTTAATAGTACTAGGAACACGCTCGGTAATACCGCTATCATTTTCTAAATCATAACCAGATGATATAACTGGCGTCTCTCTACCAAATTTATCACCAACAACAACACCTAGCTGATAATCTCTAATAGATTTTAATGATTTTTTTGGAAGTGGAAAAGATACGACTTCTGATAATATAGACGGCGTTAACCCTATAACTTGTGCCATGTCATAACCTTGTACATAATTTCCGTATAATATTCTATTACCTGATATACCTTGAGCTCTAGCATATCTAGGAACGTTATCCCAAGATCTAAGTAATTGGTTAGCTTCTACTACTTTGTATATCATTTCTGATGTTATAGTTAGCGAACCGCAAGCGCTTTCTCCTTCATCAATAGTTTCATCCCACTCAGAATAATCTATTCCTTTTTTTAATGTTTTAACTATGTATACATTTGCGTTATCTGTTGTCTTCCAAAGTATATCTATAGCTTTTACATCTAAGGGTCTAACTTTAATATTAGGTATAAAATTTTTAACAACTATTTTTCTAGCTGTATTAGCCATACCTTCATTAAATCCTTTGCTAGGTGTATATTCAAAATTACCAGGTAAAAAAGCTAGTTCAGACCAAGGGGAAAAAGTAGAGCACTCGTTATCTTCATATTTATATCTATAACCAAATCTACCAAATTTTGACTCAAACAAAGGTCTTTTTATTTCTAAAGACACATTCCAATTACTAGGATTATCTTGCTCGTTTAAATCTTTATCAGCAAATATTATTGTAATTTCAGCTATATTATCATCGATATCTGTTACTTCTCCTCTTATAACAATTGGATCGTTAACGTTATTTGCGTTGAAAGTATAAATATCACCTTTTCTAAAATCAACGCCAGTTGGAAAAGGTACACTTACTGAGTCACCAGCTTCTACAACTTCATCTCCTTCAAAAAAATTATAACCTGTAAGTGGAAACTCTATTAAAGCTGGCTCTCTTTCAGAGACTGTCATTTCAACTTCAGGAGGTAAGTGAGGTGATTTTTTAATTGTTGTAATATTTTCTAACTTTATATCAGAGTTTATATCGCCAAGTGAATCAAGTAATGGTTCGATATCTTTGACATCAATAAGCTGTTTTGTAACAGGGTCTTTTACAAACAATTTAGTATGAGTTTGCCCATCATTAATTGTTCCACCTATATTAGTTCCAGCTTCACATCTGTCTATATTTATTTTTTTAGGTTCATGTTTTCCATCTGACCACATTAATAAATTATCTAAGATATTTATAGACGCAGATGGTATTAAATTTAAAGACCCAACTCCATCACCATTAAAATAATCAAACTCTAAAACTCTTTCTGGGTATATAAATTTTAAAACCTTATTTGTAAAGTCAAAATTAGTTGAGTTAGATAGATATAAAATATTAGATGTAGTATCTATTTTTATTATTCTTCTAGCGCCTGTGTTTCCATTAGGAAATAAAATATCTGTACTACCAGCTTGCTGCCCATATATTTCCATGCCAACTCGATATTTAGATGCATCAGCTACTGTTAAAAATGAAATATGACTACTTCCATCAGGTATAGCGTTGCTTCCAAAAAGATCAGATGATGTACAAGTAACAGCAAACTTGTCTATAAAAATAAATTTTCTGGATAAATCTTCATTAGCCCCTTCAACACCAACTTCAACTATACTGTCAACCCAGTGTGTTTCTGAAACTATATCAGCTGGAGTAACGCCATTTAATATTCCATTAATAGGAACGGGAGACGCTGTAAAATAATATGTTTTATCATTACCTTCGTCTGCAACGCTAGCTATAATTTGAGATTGATTAATATATCTTGTAGTAGTGGTCTCAGTGACTTTTTCATTTCCTTCTAAATTTTGCACTACACCAACGTTACCAATACCTGTAGTAGCATCAGCATCAGACGTTGATATCTGAATATTCATAGCGTCTCTATATTGACCATTAGGAACAATTCTTTCATCAAGATCTTTGTTCATCTTGGCACCTGAAAAATTACGTTTAATCTCTGGCATAGCTATTTAATTTGTTTACTCATGCCTTTTAGTACTTGAGTAAATTCTTCAATTTTAATATTTGATAATCTTATTTTTGCTTTTCTAGTTTCAGCAAACTTTTCTTTTTTAAATCTTTGAACTAAATATTCAGGTATATTAGATCTTCCAGATAACACACCGTACATTATGTGTTTATAGCAAGCTTCTTCGCAAAATTTATGTATAACCATTTCATTGTCTGTGCCTACTCCGTCACTAACATATTTTAATACTATAGTTTCGCCAGCTAATACAGAACCAAAGTGTATATGACCTCTAAGGTTATCTATATAAAAAGTACCGTTAGATTGTGCATATTGTGGATCTAATCCATATCTTCTACCTCTAAAATCTACTTCTATATCTGAAGTATCATTAACATTAGGATTTGGCTCAGTTGAATCTTGATAATTACTTAATGTATCACTAGGAGTTTGTTCAGTTAAATTGTTACCTGTAAATTGATACACGCCGTCAGAGTTTTGAGTTATAGCAAAAGGATTACATGTGTCTTTAGCTGGGTATAAAACTCTTTCGATACCATTACTACCTACTCTTGTTAGTTTAATGTAATTAACATAATCTTGAGGTAATGGCATTTTAAGCGTGTTAGGCACTTCTATCTCTTGAGATTTAAAAGATCGTAATACATCGTATGATAATTCTTGCAACGCTCTCATCGCGTGAAACTGAACATCTGTTCTATTTACTTTAGATATTATTTTATTTTCGCCTACATAAATATACATAAAGTTATTTATAATTTGTCTTAAAGCTATAAATTGATAGTTACCAAATCCAGTTGGAAAGTTTTCAGCTTCGCCTGAAGTATAATAATCGCTTTGTGATGTTGTTCCTAAAAATCCCATAATTAACTATTTTGTTCTTGATTAGTCATTTGTATGGCGTTTGCTCCAACTTGACCTATGTCTTGCTGTTTTGTTATAACGCCAGATAACATTAATATTTTTGAAACTAATGGTTCTTCTTCAGATTCTAATAGTTCAAAATCTTGAGCGTCAGCAGCTGATGAATTATAAAGAGCTTTTTCTTGAAGAACTACATATGTCCAATTTGGAGGCGTTGGCTTTTTATAATAACTAACAGTACAACTAGTGCTATCAGCAGGTGTTGGTGTTATTAATATAGTTGTAGCGCTGCGTCTAGAATATATAGGGCGATCTACATTAGGATATAAAGCGTTGTTTTGTGTAGTAAAACCTATAATATAATCTTCTTCTTTTTTAGTTACTTCTGTTGCTATGCCTAAATTTGTTTTTATATTAATTAATTTATATATATCAGTTGGTAAAGTTAAAACTCCACTAGCTACAGTAGTGTTAGTTTGAATTTTAATAAATGGAGATAACTTTGCTTCTATCATTTCTAAAGTATCTGTATATTGATCGTCATCTTTTAGCTTAGCGTTAGAGTTTCTAGCTTTATGAAAATAAGCCTCATATATTTCATTTTGAGCTCTGTCTGCTAATAGATTAAATTCTTGTGGTGTTAAATAGCCTCTTTGCTCTTTATTAAGCAAGGCTAAAACCTTTTGATATACGCTGTTTATATTTACTCCCATTGTTTTTATTTTACTATTATATAGTTACATAATAAAGTGGAAGGTTAGCCTCTAAATAAAAATAGCCACCCGTAATGAGTGGCTATTAATATTAGTTAATTATTGTTATTTAAATCTTTTTTCTATATTTGAGTATACTTCCATACCTTCGTCGGTTTTAAACCAATGAGCTAATGCTGTATATGGATGTTCGTCAAAAGGAATTGTCATAACTTTTCTACTAGTTGATCCCCACATAAAATATCGTTGATCACCTGATAACTTTAATATACCTTGTTCAACAGCTTTAATACCAAAGTTTCTAAGTTGTATATTATCATCGCTAACAAGCTCTATGAATAATTTAGGATTTCTTTTAGCAAATATTAATAAATCTCTTTTAAGCTCTTTAGAACTCATATTAGATACATCAGACCCTACTTCTACTCTCATAATAGATTCAGCCATGTCTATATCTAAATCTTTTGCCAAACTTAAAGCCTCAACTTCAAACTCTAACCAATCAAGTTGAGTTTCTGCTATTTCAACAGGTTTGTACTCGTAGTAAACTTGATCTTTGTGAGGATGATATAGTGATAATAATTTTTGTAAAGTAGTTTGCTCTCTAGGAACAAACAAAGCACCATTTCTAAAAACAATGTGTTCTAATCTTTGATCACCTTTCATTTCGTCTACAAATGGAGTTCTTTGGTTTTGACAGTATTTAAGTTCTCTTTCGTAACCTTGCTCTTCGTCAAACCAGTATATATTTGAAGATCTAATAGCTCTTGATACTGGCTTTTTCTTACCTTTTAAATAGTATACTCTATCTTTTATTTCCCATTTTGGTTTAGCTTTTGCTTCAGGAGCCACAACCTTAGGCTGTTCTTTTACAACCGTTGTTTTTTCAACTACAGGCTCTTGAACCTTAGTTGTTTCTTTTTTGTTTGTCATAATATAATATAATAAAAAATTAATAAATATAAGGGCGATACTAGACCGCCCTTATAATAAATAGTGTCTTACTTCATTAACATAAAGTTGTTAGCACCTTGTACTACTAAACATCTTTCAGATAGCATATGTATTTGCATTGCATCTAAAGCTGATGTAGCAGCACCAACAGAACCAGTAGTCCAAGTTTTCATTTTTCTATTGTCTGTTTGTGAAGCTCTAAATCTTACGTGTAAGAACGGTCGCTTTAAGTTTTTACCTAATTGCTGATCGTATACAGTAGATGTACCAGCTGGAATAAATACCCCTCTAATTGCATTAGCAGCATTAGCAGCATTAATACCACCTCTTGTAGCTAGATCATTTAAGTATCTAAAGTCAGACTTGTAGAAGTCGTAAGCACATCTTCTAAATCCAGAAAATCCTAAATTTAGCGCCATGTCTTCTTCATTGTCAAATACTCCGTAAGAAGTACCTCCAGATCCGTAAGAGTTCATTGAAGCAAGCATGTCATCAATGGCTAAACTAGTAGCTCTGTTAATAAACATCATGTATTCTTCAATAGCACCTTGCTTGTCAAACTCAGCTAAAATAGCATCAAACTCAGCTAAATCAGTAGCAGCGTTAACACCAGTTATTCCAGAAGTTAAATTACCTCTATCTTCGATAGCAGCAAATAAACCTTCAGTACCTACAACATCTCCATTACTTGCGATAAATGCATCAGCATCATTAGCGCCAGTAGCAGAAGTTCCACCACCGTAGTTGTGAGCAGCATCAGAACCAATAACTCCTTCAATCATTGCCATTTCTAAGTAATCATTGAATCTTGCTCTAGTGTCAGACTCTGCTTTTAAATACCACATGTAACCTGATTGTCCCATTTCACCTGTTACTTCAACCCAACCAATTCTAGACGTATCAGATCCTGATACTTCATAAAAGTCTTTTAATATAATTGGTTTGTTAGAAAAAGTTTTGAAAGAAGGTTCATTAGATCCTCTAGTTTCTAAATTTGTAGCAGCAGCAGCATTATTGTAATAACCTGTTCCTTTACCAAATTCAGAACCATAAACTAATATAGTTGTTGCTTTAGTAGTAGTTACCTTAGCAATTGTGCCTCCATCGTAAGCAGCTACTGTGCAAGCTTTGGTTGATGCGTCTATAGAAGTAACAACAGCTTTAAATATACCATTTACATTTGCTATTAAAACTGTATCATTAAGTCTAATACCATGCGTAGTTGTAATTGGGTTGCCGTCTATATCAGCTTCACAAGTAAAAACGTCGTCAGCACTCATATTACCTTTGTAAGATAAGTGTAATCTACCTTGTTCAGACCAGATGACTTGATCAGCCGTCATAGCCTCTTCAGCCCCTACTTTTTCAAGAAAACCTGAGATAGTTCTATTACCGAATACTTCAGCTTCTTGTTCCATAAGGTCTGGTAAATATTGTTGAGCCCAACCCATATCTTGGTTGAAATCAATATAATTTGAAGCTAGTGCTTGCTGTATTGGAGCAGGCACACTATTCAAATTATTTCCGGGTGTAATTGCCATAATTATAAATTTTTAAGTTAATTTTTCTTTCTAATTTTAAATGATCTGTTTTTAATATCAGAAGAAGTTTGACCTAATACTTTAACTTTTATTCCACCAGCCTCATATTCACCATGAGTTTTTCTAGGTTCTAAATTAATGTTTTTATCTCTAGAAACTCTATCTTTTATAGCATCAGCTTTTCCTTGCTCGTAAAAATGTTGAGCAATTTTGTCAGCGTTCATTGCTGTAAATAGTGACTTGTGGTAACCCTCAGTATCTTCAATATTTGTATTATCTTCATTAGTAAACTTACTAACAAAATTATTTATGTCACTTTGAGTTGTTTTAACTTTATCAACATCTTTTACATTAAACCTATAACGTTTGTCTCCGACTTTGTATTCAAAACCTTTGAAATCTTGTCCAAAAAAACTATCGGTTTTATTTAAAAATGTTCTTTTATGTACTTCTGTCTGCTTCTTTTTTTCTTCAGATCGATTGAAAAAATCAATAGCTTTCTGCTGTTCTTCTGTAAGTTTACTTCCAGCTTTAATTTCTTCATAATATTTAGACTTTTGCCCGTCTAAGTGGGCTCTAGCCTCGGCAACTTGCTCTTTAAGGGCTATTTTCTTTTTACGTATTTGCTTTTCATCATCTAACTCTTCATCTATACCATATGTATCTTCTAACAAAAATGATCTTTCTTCTGATGTTAAGTGTGATTTAGTTTGTTTATAATATTCATCTAATACGTCAGAGTCATCCATTTTAGAAATATCTCTGTTTAATTGTACGTAATCATTTAAGTCTCCACCAGTCTCATCCATAAACTTCATAAGTTTTTCTATATTTTCTGGTAGCGGCTTGCCTGTAGCTTCCATGTTTTCAATTGCTTTTTCAGCAACTTCTTTTATTTCTTCTACTTTTTCTTCTTGTGTAATTTCTTCTATTACTGGTTGCTCAGGAACTTCTATGTTTTTTTTAGCAACTTCTTCTACCACTTTTGGTTGTTCAATTACGTTCTCTTTTGTTTCAACAACTTCTTCTTTTACTGGAGGTGGTTTACTTAAATCTACTTTTATAATTCCGTCATCTTTATTTTTTTTCTTTGACGTGAACTTACCTTTTTCATCTCTTGGTTGTTCTTTTTTTTCAACAACCTTTTCAGTTGTTTCTTCAACAACTTCTTTGTTATTTTCTTCCATAATAAAATTTTATAAAATATTAAAAATTAGAGACCAAACTTTCTCATGCCTGCGTCTCCACTAAGTATATCATTACCTGATGATTCAAACTTCTTAACTGATTCACCCTGTTTTCTTTGCTCTATCATTTCTTTTTGCCTATCGGCTTGCATATTAACCCTTGCGTCTTTTCTATCTTCTCTTATTTCTTCTTTTTTGTCGCTAGCTTCTTTTTTCATGCCTTCTAATTGAGAATTTAACTCAAACTCATATTGCATTAATTCTTTTTTGGCTTGTATTTCTGCTTGTAAATATTGTATTTTTAATGAGTTTCTAGTTTGTTCTAGTTGAGCTTCAGCTTGGCTTTTACCTTGAGCTTTTTGAACTTCGGCTTGAGCAGCGGCCTGAGTTTGCTGTGCGTTAGCCTGAGCTTGAGCTTGCATGTTTTGCTGTTGCATTGCTTGGTCTTTAGCAATTTTAGCTTTTCTTTTGATTTTAAGCATTTGATTAGCAAGCTTTATATTTCTAATATTACGTAAATCAATAGCATCATCTAAATCAATAGTCTTTTGGCCTAAAGCTACTTGTATGTTATTTTCTAACATAGCTTTTTCTTCTTCATCTGGTAATAGCTCTATAAATATACCAAAATCATAAAGATGTAACTCTTTCATTTCTTCTATAGTAGCAACGTTATGAGCACCTATAGCTTGTATAAAGGCCTCTTTTGTTGGAGAGTATTCTACTATATCGGATATTCTTAAAGATAAACACTCAGCTACTTCCGCAGTTAAGTATAACATCGACTGTAATATATGTCTTGTTGCTGTATTAGAATTAGCAGCGGCTAGTTTTTGCACACCGACTAAAGCGTTTTTATCTGGAGTAGCAGCATCTCTAGCCTCATTTAAACCAGTAGTATCTCTTATTAATTGTAAATAGTAATTATAAGTTTGAATTAAACTTTGTATCTTCCCACCATTAACACCATTGTTTATTTGTTGTATTGGAACTTTACCAGGGTTACCGTCTCCTTCACTAGTAAAACTTCTACCTATAACACTACCAGTTTGAAAGAACATGTTTAAAGCTTCCTGCGGATTATAGTTTGTACCATTGCCAAGATCAACTTCTGCTAAACCATCAACATCTAAGTATACACCGTCTGGTACCATACGAGACATTACTTGTTGTAATTTTAAATGAGTTAGTTGTATCATATCAGCAAAGCCAGTTATTCTACTAACAACAGACTCAACTCTACCTTGATACATTCTAGGAGCAACTATTTGGTAGTTCATTTTAACACTATTAAAATCAGAATCTGATCTCATCATATTATCAGCCATTTTCCATTTCAATAGTTTATCAGCACCTATTAAATAAACGCCTTCATATAAAACTTCTACACTTCTTTCTAGTTTACTAAAATCACCGCCCATGCTTTCTACAGGTGGGTTAAATGTATCATCTTTTTCAATTATTTTTTCAGCGCCACTACCTAATTTTTTTAACTTATAAACATCATTCATATGTGTTTTATAATTAAAGTATAAAACTTCTATTTGATTTTTATCTAACTCTCTTCTATAATGTGAGTGTCTATAAGCTGTATAGCCTGAGTTATCTACTATATCTTTTATTTCATCTTCAGATAAATCAGGAAACTCTTTTACTAACTCGTTTATAGGTACTACTTTAACTTCACCAATATAATATATATCATCAAAGTATGGAGACTCTGTATGTGAGTAGACAACATTAGCTGGATCAACATATTTTATTTTAGCACCTTCAGTAAAGTCAAACGTTGTTTTTGTTACACCTATTCCTAGTACAGTTAAATCATAAAGTACTCTACGTCTAATTAAATCGTAATCACTATTGTCCATTAATACGTTAATAGCTTGCTCTTCGGCTAGCTCAACAGCTTGTTTATAATTAAGCTGCATGTGTAATGCTAGTTCATCTTCTGATTCAGGTATTGATTCTGGAGGATTTTCTGATATATCTATACCAAACTGTTCTTGAACTAAATTAGTGTATTCTTTAGATCTCATGTCTTTAAGTATAGACTCCATATATTCAGTTCTTTTACTTACACCAAACTGATCTTGAGAATAAGCGTTTATTTCGTAATTTCTTTGTGACATACCGTTAACAACTATGTCAACAAATTTAGCTATGATGGGTACTGGCTTCCAGTCTAAATTAAGATAAGATAAATCACCATTTATTGATAATTCATTTTTATATTTTTGAATACTCTGTTCTCCTCTAGCATATAATCTTAGCTCATGAAAGCTATTTACGTTGCTATAAAACTTAGACGTAGCGCCATTAAACCACTCTTGCCTAATAGCCTTGGCTACTTCTAATCCATACTTTTCAGATAATTTTTCTAAATCACTGACTGCTTGCGATGGAAAGTTTACATAAGATGTTACCATACTTTACTTTGTTATTATTTTAGATTGAAATCCTTTATTATTATACTTATGTATATTAATATTAATTGACTGTTTTTTTACTTTTGGGTTTGGTCGGTATAAATGTCTGTTACACGCCATTACTGCTAAGCCCGAGCTTATTGAAGCATCGTGTTTAGTTCTTCTGTTTATATCAAATTTAGACCAGTCGTTTAATGTTTCATTAAAATACATATCGCCATAAGTACCATCTTTTAATAAACCAACGTGATCATTAATATACATCTCAATAGCAGCGGCGTGAGCTTGCTTTATATCTTCGCTTGAGTTTGGCATACCGCCTACTTCTTTTTCAGTTACAGATAATTTGTTCCAAATTTTATCAGGTCTGTTCATACTAAACGCTCTATACCCTCTTCTTCTTAAATAATACAACAGTCTTGGTTTGTTATTTTCCGCAAGTATTGGCATGCCATAAAACACTAGCGCCATTAAAACGTCTTCAAAAAATATTTCAGCCGTTTGTGGCCTTGCTATATATTCAAGAAAAAAAGTATTAGCTGGAGCATCTTCCATTGAAAACTTAGTTAGTCCATGCAAAGCACCTTTTGACCCTGTTCCGTCTACCGTTCCTGATATATCGTATGAGTCACAACCAAATGCTCCCATATGTTCATTGCCTGGGTATTTTACGCCATTTTTTAATATAACGTTATTTTGTAATTTTGAACTAGGAATCCAGCTAATTTTAAATCTACCGTTAGGGTCAGCATTAAAAAAAACTTGTGTATCTTTTACTCCAGCGGCCCATTGAAAATTACCAGTCGTTAATACTGAAGAGTTTTTATTACCTTCGTTGTAATCTATTTGCTCATATATTTTTATAAGATTAAATAAACTATTTTTTGTTTCATCTCTAAACGCATGTTCTTCAGTTCTTGGAAACTGTCTATAAAATTCGTTTAAAGCATCTTGGTCATCTTTTAATCCTTCAGCTTCATTTTCCCAATGATCTATAACACCTTGGTCTATTTCTATACCTTGTGGGTCAATTGCTGGATTCGCAGGCGTGTTAAAAACAGGTTGACCATATTCATCAATAAACCCTTCGTAGTTCCATTCCATAGGAATAAACAAAGAATATAAACCAGATTTAGTTTGTCCATTACGATTTCGTTTTGTTACATCAGAGTTGTTATATAGTTCTTTAAAATTATCACCACCTTTATCAAGTGAATTACTAGTACTACCCATCATGCACTTACCTACAACTCTACTACCTAACCTTAAACAAGTTTTTGTAACTCTCCAATTATTTCTTATATTATCAGGCCTTTCCCACTTACCACTTTCATCGTGAACTAGTAAATTTAACTTTTCACCGTCATAACTATTATCACCTGTATTTTTCCAGTCTATAGTTGTGTCAAGTCCTTCAACATCATCCATTTCCTCACGCTCACGTATCTTCTTACGAGTAAACTTTTTAGCTGGCACTCTATATGCGAGTTCAGACTTTGGCCGGTCCATACCATCTTGTATTGGTTTAAAGAAAAAT